ATGGTGGAGGAGCAAGAGCCTCAACAAGAGGATGAGCAGGCAGCACGACTGCGTGTGCCATTAGAGGTCTGGCAGGTTGTTCGCCGCATGGTGGAAGAAGAAGCCATCTCAATTGCGGATATTGCCCGCAAAACAGGCCTGCCGAGCAGCACTATTACCACCAAGATCAAACGGGAAGGATGGCTGCGGAAGTGGGAACTGGCGCAGGAGCTTGCCAGCTCTAAGCCAGAAGAACGCAAGCGCCTGATCGCTCGTCTCTATGCTGCCTTCGAAAAGCAGGTCAGCACACTGGAAGCCAAACTGAAAAAGCTAAGTGGTGATCCGCAATCAGCTGCGGGTGAGATGGATGCTACGGCAAAAGCCATTACCAGCCTCGCCAAGACGCTGGATATGTTGATCGAGCTGCAGCAAGCACACGGTGAGGACAGCACAGAAGAGGTGAGTGATGACCAGATGCGACAACAGCTTTCGCAGCGCATTGAAAGCTTGTGTGGCGCAGGGCAAACTCCATGACTTTGTAGCCACCCTGAATAAGAGTGAACTGAGTTATCTTCAATATAACTGGCAGGTGTTCGCACACGCCCATCAATGCCCGCCAGATGGAAGCTGGTCCACGTGGCTGCTCATGGGCGGACGCGGTGCAGGCAAAACCAGAGCAGGGGCAGAGTGGGTCAGAGGCAAGGTTGCAGGGGAAGCGTGGAGTGGTCCAACCGCAGGCAATATCGCTCTGGTCGGGCAAACCTATGCAGATGTGCGGGAGGTGATGATCGAGGGTGTTTCTGGTCTGCTCGCCGTCCATCCGGCAAGTCAGAAGCCTCAGTGGAATCCAAGCCGTCGCAGGTTGGAATGGGCGAACGGAGCTGTTGCGCGGGCATTCTCCTCAGAGGATCCGGAAGCGCTGCGCGGCCCTCAATTTGACGCCGCCTGGTGTGATGAAGCAGGCAAGTGGAGCAATGCGACCCAGACCTTTGATATGCTCCAGTTCGGTCTGCGTCTGGGGATGCAGCCACAGCAATTGGTGACGACAACGCCTAAGTCGACTCCGCTATTGAAACTGCTGCTGCAGGATAAAGGCACTGTGGTGACCAAGGCTGGCACGAAAGCGAATGCCGCCTTTCTGGCAGAGGTTTTTCTGCAACAAATGACAGAGCGGTATGGCGGCACACGGCTCGGTAGGCAGGAGCTGGATGGCGAGCTGATTGAAGACCGGGAAGATGCGTTGTTCGCCCGTAAATGGTTTGAGATGGGCCGGGTAAGAGATGTGCCTGAACTTCAGCGCATCGTGGTTGCTGTGGACCCGCCAGCCACATCGGGCAGGACTGCAGATTCCTGTGGCATCGTTGCAGCAGGTACCACAGAGGCAGGCGACCTGTATGTCTTGCGAGACCGAACCGCACAAGGCCTGCGACCCGCCTTATGGGCTGAACATGCCATCAAGCTCTATCATGAGCTGGAGGCCGACTGCCTGCTAGCGGAGGTCAATCAGGGCGGTGAGATGGTGCATGAGGTCATTGAAAGTGTTGATGCCAGCGTGCCGGTAAAGTCCGTCCACGCGACAAAAAGCAAACGCCGCAGAGCTGAGCCGGTCGCCCTGCTATACGAGCAAGGGCGCGTTCATCACTGCGGTGTTTTTCCTGAGTTGGAAGATGAACTCTCCGACTTTGGAGTTGGTGGACTGAGCAACGGAAGATCACCCGATCGGCTGGATGCACTGGTTTGGGCCATGACAGAACTCAACCGCCGCCCGGCAGGCAAACCACGCCTGCGCAAACTGTAAAAACACTAATAATCTGAAGGGTTAGCTCGTAAATTTGAATCTGTTTGTGAGGATTAGCCCTCCGTGTATCGCCGAAAAGTGGGAACCGGTTTTCGGATAAGGATACGCGAGAAAATGAGTTAAAGCTGTTTATCAAGGCAGACCAAAAGCAAACAGCTTTTGTGCACTCAAATACATGAATCAAAACATTAAGTTAGAGCGAAAAGGACTCTGATCTCATGGGGTTACGCAGACTTCTTGATTCAGTTTTTTCACCAGTAACTGAGCAAAAGGCATCACGAGCAAAATCCGTCGCCTTTATGCGGTTTGGTGAAGGGGCCGCCTGGACCCCGCGCAACTATGAATCACTTATAAACCAAGGGTATTTACGAAACCCTATTGCCTACAGATGCGTGCGCCTTATCTCGGAGGCTGCCGCAAACGTGTCCCTCACTGTGAAGGTCGGCGATGAAGAGCTGGAAGCCCATCCCTTGATGGAACTTCTGAACAAGCCCACTCGCATGCAAACACGGCGCTCGTTTCTGGAGGAGGTCTACGGCTTCCTGCTGGTCTCCGGCAATGCGTATGTGGAGGCTGTCTCGCTGGAGGGCGCACCGCGTGAGCTTCATGCCCTGCGCCCGGACCGTATGAAGGTGCTGGTGGATGAGGCTGGCTGGGTGGAGGCCTACGAGTATCAGGTAGCCGGTCGCAAAGTGGAGCTGCGCAAAGCACCAGGCGATAAGCTCCAACCCGTCCTGCACATCAAGCTCTTCAATCCGCTCAACGACCACTACGGCTTTGCGCCCATTGAGGCCGCGCAGATTGCTCTTGATATCCATAATGCCGCCGGAGACTGGAACAAATCACTGCTTGACAACGCGGCTTGCCCGACGGGGGCGTTGGTCTATGGCGCAGGCGATGCTATGAATATGACCGACGACCAGTTCCACCGCCTTAAGGAAGAGTTGGAAAGCTCCTATCAGGGGGCGAGGAATGCAGGCCGCCCCATGTTGCTGGAAGGCGGGCTCGACTGGAAGCAGATGGGCATGTCCCCCAAAGATATGGACTTCATTGAGCTGAAGAATGTCGCTGCCCGCGAAATTGCACTGGCCTTCGGCGTGCCGCCCATGCTGCTCGGCATTCCGGGAGACAACACCTATGCCAACTATCAGGAAGCCAACCGCGCCTTCTGGCGCTTGACGGTCGTGCCGCTCGCCGCACGGGTTCTCTCCGAGCTCTCCAACTGGCTCTCTGCTGCTTATGAGGAGCAGGTCACGCTGGAGCTGGATCTCGATGCAGTAGAAGCGCTGGCGCAGGAACGCAAAGCACTGTGGGATCGCATCACCGCAGCAGACTTCCTCTCCCGCGATGAAAAGCGCATCGCCGTTGGATATGGGGCGGAGGGTAAAGATGAATGAGTTACTGGCAGCGCTCGCTGCAAAAGGAGATCTCGCCCATGTGGCGCTCGGTGCCTGGGCAGGCACGTCCACATCACTGCTCTTGTGGGCACTAAAGCAAGTCATCCGGTTCAATCGCAGGTTCGAGGAGTTCATGAGTGAACTGGAAAAACTCAACCAGTTGCTGCGTATGGATCCTTGAAAACCGGGTACTCTGACTATTGAGATAATTTGAAAGGTTGAAGGTGAAGCCTTGACCCAAAATTACAAAACACAAGCCGTGCCCGTTGAGCAAAAACAACAGCCAACTCAGCGCGGCAATGAAGCCCCTGTACAGACCTTCGCCAACTTCACCAAGGCACTCGCCGGAGCATTGGTGGAACGACGCGCGGCAAAGTCGGAGGGAGCAAACTCCGGCAGAAAAAGCAATTGAAAGCTCGCTAAGGGAGGCAATCAATTTGAACACAGATCACCCCATCGCCATTGAGGGCTACGCCAGCCGGTTTGAACTAAGCGATCAGGGCGGCGATGTCATGCGCAAAGGTGCATTTCAAAGCACGCTGCAAAAGCAAAAGCTCACGGATGTAAAAATGCTCTGGCAGCATGACCCGTCCCACCCCATCGGCAAGTGGCTACACATTCAGGAGGACAGCATCGGCCTGTTTGTGAAGGGCTTGCTCTATCCGGGCATCACGCAGGGCCGGCAAGCCATCGCCATGGTGCAAACGGGTATACTGGATGGATTGTCCATTGGCTTCAAAACCCGCCGCGCCCAGCGCAACAGCAAAACCGGCAGACGGGATGTACTGGCGGTAGACCTCTGGGAAATCTCTCTGGTTACGTTCCCGCTGCTGCCATCAGCACGCCTGACCGTGGTCTCCTGAAGTTCCTGATTAATTGAAAGTACGATCTGTGGTCCCAATTGGCACCGCAGTTTTTTTATATGCTTTATGAGGAAAATAATCCTATGAAAAATACATACAATCCCGCATTAGAGACCAAAGACTTCGCACGGGAAGCTGCAGGAAAATCAGCTCATCCCGCACTTTCTGGCCCGGCAACAGGGCAGTTTGTGTCTGGAATGGAGGCTTCCGGCAGCTTCAACCAGCTAAACCACGCTTATTCCGAATACACCCAGACCAACGACATGCGTCTGGCCGAGTTAGAACAAAAATCCAGCTCTGACGTGCTCCTGGATGAAAAACTGGCCCGACTGGACGAGATCATTGATGGTCAGCTGCGCCATCTGAACGAACTCCAACTCAAATCCCAGCGCTTGCCGCGGTCAACGCCAGAAACCACAGGCGGCCCATCAGCTGAAGTTGAACATAAATCCGCGTTTGAGACCTATATGCGTGACGGACAGGAAACCCACCTCAAAGCGCTGGAACAAAAGGCCATGTCCTCTGGCACTGCTGCTGATGGCGGGTATCTGGTGCCGGAGCAACTGGAAACGGACATCCTGCGCCGCATCACGGCTCTGTCCCCCATCCGCTCCATCGCCTCCAATCGCAAAATCTCAGGTGCATCCTACCGCCGTCCCGTTGTAACGGTGAACCCGGATGCGGACTGGGAAGGCGAAACCGACGCTCGTAGCACTCCCACAAATGCAATGAAGTTTGAGATGCGAGAGGTGAAGATCTTCGAGCTTTCCGCTCTGCCAGCCGTCACCCAAACCCTGTTGGATGATGCAGCCGTCAACATCGGTGAAATTCTGGCAGAAGAGGTGGAAACGGTCTTTGCAGAAAAGGAATCGGCAGCTTTCCTCAATGGCAACGGCACCAGTCAGCCGCAAGGGCTGCTCAAGGGCACAATTCACGGCACACTGGATGATACAGGCCTCTCCATCGGGTCCATCAAAACAGGGCAGGCAGGGGCGTTTCCCTCTTCCAATGGAAGCGATCTGCTGATCTCGCTGATTTACGGTGTTAAAACCGCTATCCGTCGCAACGCCCGCTTCCTCTTCAATCGCAGAACACAGGCGGCCATCCGCAAGCTGAAGGACGGGCAGGGCAACTACATCTGGCAACCACCCGCAGCTGCCGGCGCTGACCCAAGCCTCATGGGCTTCCCGGTCACTGAAGCTGAACACATGCCGGATATGACCGCAGCCTCAGATCCCTACGCCATCGCGTTTGGTGACTTCCACCGCGGCTACATGGTGGTGGACCGTGTCGGTATCTCTGTTCTGCGTGACCCATACACCAGCAAACCGAACGTGCTGTTTTACATCACCAAACGCGTCGGCGGCGGCATCATGGATTTCGATGCCTACAAACTGCTGAACTTCAGCGCTTAATCATCTTCATCAACAATCGAGGAGGGGCCGCCGTGACGGCTATACTCACAGTGCCACCGGCTCTGGAGCCGGTTTCGCTCGCCCAGGCGCATGCTCAGCTCAGGGTCTCCCACACCCACGAGGATGATCTGATCCTACGTCTGATCAAAGCCGCGCGGGAGCAAGTGGAGACCCTCACACGGCGGGCTCTTATCGATCAGGAGTGGCGACTGCTTCTGGATGATCTTTCACCAGACCGCCTGATCCGCCTGCCGGTTGCACCCGTCGCCCAGATCCTGCAGGTCTACACCTATGATACGGAAGGCAACCAACAACTGGTGCCAGCTTCAAACTATCAGTCGGATCTTGCTGGGAACCCCGCCCGCCTGCGCTTTAAGGCTGGCGCCATCGGGCCTCTGCGTGACCTTAACGGCATCGAGATTGACTTCAAAGCAGGCTATGGTGTGGCGGCAACTGCCGTCCCTGCTGGTTTGCAAACTGCGATCCTGATGCTGGTTGGCTTCTGGTATGAGCGCCGCTCCATGCTGGAAGAAGACCGCCTTACAGGCCTCATGCCCCATGGCTTTGAGGCAGCGCTGTCTCCTTACAAGGTGCTCAGGATATGAGGGCGGCGGGCACTCTCAACGAGCCTCTGCTGCTGCTTAGGCCAGAGATCACCAACGGCACGGATGGCTCGATCACCAAAAGCTATCAGCAAGTCGCCATGGTTTGGGCGCTCGTAGAGGCATCTACTGGCTCACAGAGCACCGTGGCAGGCCGTATCGCCAGCACTTACCCACTCACGCTTACCATTCGCCGTCGTACAGATGTGGCGGAGGGGTGGCGGGTGGAGCGAGATGGACAGAGCCTCAGGGTAAAAGCAGTTCTCCCACACTCAGAGCAAGCTCCCTTCATGCAGATCCTTTGCGAGCAGGAGGAGGGCGATGATGGGGGAACTTGAATTCCGCAAAGCCCTGTTTCAGGCAATCCATGCCAAGGCCTCCCTGACACCTTATCTGGGAGATCCCAAGCGGGTGTTCGACGGCGTGCCAAGGGGGGCAGCACTACCCTATGCAACGCTGGAAGCCGTCACCACTCAATTGCTGACAGGTCATCTGGACGATGGTGGCAGGCTCACTGGCTCCATCGGCATCTACTCGCGCCATGCAGATCGGGCTCAAACTCAGGAAATCCTGCAGATCTTCAACGAGCTGCTGGAGGCTGGTGTCACGTCATCCGCTGGAACCGAGGCAGCAGGCTTGACCATGACCGAAACCAGCTGCCGCCGCCTGAGTGATGGCCGCACATGGTACGGACGCATCAAGTTCTCCGTCCTGCTGCAACAGACTGCTTAACACCAACCTTTGAGAGGAAAACAGATGGTCGCTCAGGCCGGAAAAGACCTGTTGTTGAAACTGGACACAGTGGGGGACGGCACCTTTGAAAGCGTGGCAGGCTTGCGCTCAAGACGCCTCGCCCTAAATGCCACGCCCATCGATATCACCGATGCAGAAAGCACAGGTCGCTGGCGGGAGCTGCTGGCAGGGGCTTCCACCCGCCACGCCTCACTCTCTGGCAGTGGTCTGTTTCGCGATAAAGCCTCCGCAGAAAAAGTCCGCACCGCTTTCTTTGCTGGAGAGCTGCGTGCATGGCAGATAATCCTGCCCGGCTTTGGAACACTGGAAGGCCCGTTTCACTTGTCTGCATTGGAATACTCCGGCGACTACCGATCTGAAGTCACCTTCGAGATCTCGCTGGAATCCGCCGGTGCTCTCACGTTCACCCCGCTAACTTGAGGAGCATACGATGCCATCAAAAACCTATGACCGGGGCGTTAATCGCAGGCGCGGTGAAGTCCTCGCGGACCTCGGCGGTCAAAAGCACATATTGGTGCTCACACTTGGGGCTCTGGCTGAGCTGGAAGACGCGCTCAGTTGCAGCACATTGCAGCAGCTGAGCGAGCGGTTTTCCTCTGGTCAGCTGAGTGCTGCCGATATCATCAAAGTGCTGGGTGCAGGCCTTCGCGGTGGTGGATTGATCATTGAGAACGAAGAAGTTGCCGAACTCTCCCATGAAGGCGGTGTAGCAGCCCTTGCCAAGCTGGCAGGTGAGCTCCTGGTGGTCACGTTCTCTCCACCTCAGCAGTCTCAATCGTGAAGCATGAGCAATCTGAAAACCAACCGGTGCCCTGGCATGACCTGATGCACAAAGCCTGCCGGGAGCTTGGCTGGTCACCAAACACCTTCTGGCAATCAACACTGATTGAGCTGGAAATGGCCTTCATCCCGCCGGGAAACCGCAGTGCACGCACAATCACGCGGGGCGTGTTGGAGGAGCTGGTATCCCAATTTCCAGACAATGAGGACCAACAAACACCATGACAGATAGTTTTAGTGAAACGCTGAACGTAGAAGATGCACGCGAGCTGGAAACAACCATGCAGGAGGTCAATACCCTTGCCAAAGAATTCTCTTCAGAGCTTGGCAAAGGTCTGCAAAGCGCAGTCACTTCTGGCAAAGACCTGCAATCGATCCTCTCACAAGTCGCGCTCAACATGTCCAGCTCTGCTCTCAACAGTGCCTTAAAGCCGCTTGAGAACCTGCTTTCTGCCGGAATTTCATCAGCCATTGGCAATGTGGCAGGCGTAACGCCCTTTGCAAAAGGCGGTGTCGTTTCCAGCCCAACCATGTTTGCTGCAGGCAACACAGGCTTGGGGGTGATGGGAGAGGCCGGAGCAGAGGCAATCCTGCCTTTGCAGCGCGGCAATGATGGTCGTCTGGGCGTTGCCATGAATGCGGGCAACACGCAGCCCAGCGTCACAATAAATGTGGCGACACAGGATGTGCGCAGCTTTGAAAGATCTCAGGGGCAGATTGCGATGATAATGGCCCGCGCCACCGGACGGGGGCGACGCGGGCTATGACGTCGGCATTGAAGAGGAGGGACTCAAGGACCGACGTGGCTTTGCTACCGGACGGTGGTAGCAAACTTTTTGGAAAAGACCGTTGCTTTGCAAAGAGGGAGGAGCATCGACAACGGGTCTACGCAAATCACGCAGATAACTTTCCCATATCAAATCTATTAGATGCTTCGCGGGCGCCCAGCCTTGAGCCAAGTCAAACAGGAGGGTGAAATGCAACCATGTTTTGTTGATGAATCATTCCCACTTGGAATTTCCCTAGGGGCTTCTGTCAGAGTAGAAAAACGCAGTCAGGTCACAAGGTTACTCAATGGCGCCGAAACCCGAAACGCCATCTGGAAGGGAACGCGACGGCATTTTGATGTGGGGACCGGATTGCGCAGCTCAGCAGACCTGCAACGAGTACTCTCCTTCTTCGAAAAAGTGGGTGGTCGCCTCTGCGGATTCCGGTTTCGTGACCCCATGGACCATAAATCCTGCAGCTTTGACGCAACTCCATCTGCAACCGATGTGACAATCGGAACAGGCGACGGGACAACAACGTCTTTCCAGCTCATCAAACCAGTCGGTGCTGCAAGCGTCACCTGGCAGCGTAGGATCACGAAACCAGTGGCCGGAACCGTGTCTGTTGCAGTCGCTGGTCAACTGAAAACCGTCGGCAGCGATGTGCTGCTCGATCCGTTAACAGGCATCCTGGAATTTCAAGCAGGCCACATTCCCTCAAACGATCAGGTGATCACGGCGGGTTTCCTGTTCGACACGCCCACACGCTTTGAAAGCGATCAGCTGGAAATCAACCTCCTGCACTTCGAAGCGGGGCAGGTGCCGTCCATCCCACTCGTCGAACTTCTCATCTGAAACCAACTCCGCGAGTAAACTCATGTTCAATGCTGCTTTGAAAGAACACCTGACCGGTGAAGGCACAACCGTGGCCTACTGCTGGTGCTTAACCGCCCCATCTGGCCTCAGCCTTGGTTTCACCACACACGACCACTCCATTACATTGCTTGGCAAATCCTATGAGCCCGGCATCGGACTGGATGGCACGCAGGCCATGGCTCAATCCGATTTTCAGGCCGGGCAGGAAGAAGCGCTGGGCTTCCTTTCTTCCGACAGCTTGAGCGAAAAGGAGTTGAGTGCGGGCCTCTGGGACAATGCCGAAGTTGAGGTCTATCTGGTCAACTGGCAAAATCCAGAACAACACCAATTGCTCCGACGCGGCTCTCTTGGCGAAATCACTAGAGATGCTGATGTGTTCCGCGCCGAATTCCGCTCATTGGCTGCCAAACTCTCTGAGCCAAAGGGGCGGCAACTCTCTCACCAATGCCATGCGGATCTGGGAGACGCCAAATGCGGGATCGAGCTGAACACAGCCACCTATTCGAGACAGGTGAGTATCATAGGCAAAGAAGACGGCAATCGGCTGATCATTCAAGCCAACACGGATATCAGCACAAATTGGTGGTCCTTCGGCAAACTCACCTTTCTGTCCGGCCCCTACGCCAATCAACCCCTGCGCATAGCCAGTCACTTCATAGAACAAGGCAAGCACAAGCTCACGCTCTGGGCACCCTTGTTATTGGAGCAAACCTATCCGGTATCTGCATCCGTTTCCGCAGGCTGCGATAAAGGCTGGGGCAGCTGCCAGACGAAGTTCCAAAACACCGAGAACTTCCGAGGCTTTCCTCATATGCCTGGCAACGACTTCATCCTCGCGGGGCCAGAAAGCCAATCGGCTGCCAACAACGGCGAAAAGCTGGTGGGGTAATCATGCAGCAATCTCCCCACACCCTCCTAAGGGAAGCGCACAGCTGGGTTGGAACGCCTTACCAGCATCAGGCAACAACCAAAGGCGCAGGCTGCGATTGCCTCGGTTTTATCCGCGGCCTCTACCGCTTTTTGCATTACACCGAGCCGCCCATTCCCACCAGTTACGCACCAGAATGGGCAGAGCTGAAGGGGGAGGACCAACTGCTCAATGCCGCGCACCAGTATTTGCATGAGATGCAAGGGCTTTTGCAGAAACCAAAACCAGCGGAGGTCATCCTGTTTCGCTGGGTGCCGCAGGTTCCCTGCAAACACCTCGGCTTCATGACAAGCAAAGACCACTTCATCCATGCCTATGAGGCTGTCGGAGTGGTTGAAAGCCCGCTGGTGCCCATGTGGCGCAACAAGATTGCAGGGCGTTTTTCATTCTTCTCAAGTGAGTGATCTGGAAAGGACAGGACCATGGCAACAATGGTGCTTTCAAGCGCAGGTGCAGCCGTTGGCGGTGCACTTGGCGGTCCTATGGGCGCTATCATAGGGCAAACACTGGGCGCTCTGGGAGGAGCATGGATCGACCAGCAAATCTTCGGCGAAAACAGAGAACTCTCCGTCGGTAAGTTAGGTGACCTGCAATTACAGACTGCTGCTGAAGGGGCGTCATTGCCCTTTGTCTATGGCCGCGTGCGTGTCACCGGCAACATCATCTGGGCCACACGGCTGGAGGAGGTCGTCTCCGAAGAAAAGCAGGGCGGAAAAGCCACTGGTTCTTCGACCACAATCACCAGCCACAGTTACTTCGCCAACTTCGCTGTCGCCCTGTGCAAGGGCCCTATCACAGCGGTGCGCCGTGTCTGGGCCAACGGTAAGGAGCTGGACACCAGCGCAATCAATATGAGGGTGTATCTGGGGGCAGAAAATCAACAACCCGACCCACTGATCGAAGCCAAGCAAGGCACCGCGCCAGCCTATAAAGGCACCGCGTATGTGGTGTTCGAACGCCTCCCTCTGGCAGAGTTCGGGAACCGCATCCCCCAACTCGCCTTTGAAGTACTGCGCTCTATTGAACCACTGGAACAGCAGATCAAGGCTGTCACGCTTATCCCCGGAGCCGGAGAGTTTGCCTATCACCCGCAGGAAGTTATCGAGGAGCTCGCTCCCGGCAACACGCGGAGCGTCAACCGCCATGGCAAGGGCGAGGAAACTGATCTGGTCCGTTCCTTGGATGAACTTCAGGCCCTCTGCCCAAACCTAAAAAGCGTTGCGCTCGTCGTCGCTTGGTTTGGTGATGATTTGCGCGCTTCTAAGTGCACCATTCAGCCCAAAGTGACCTACCAGACCACAAAGCATCTACCTGAGAACTGGAGCGTTGCAGGGCTAACCCGAGCTGAGGCGCAAGAGGTCTCCCGCATCAATGACAGACCAGCCTATGGCGGCACACCATCAGACATCTCGGTTACAGAAGCCATCAAAGAACTGAAGCGCCGCAGCCTTGCCGTCATGTTCTACCCCTTCGTGATGATGGACATTCCGGACGACAACCAGCTGCCCGACCCATACGGTGCCACCATGCAGTCCAGCTTCCCCTGGCGCGGTCGCATCACCTCTGACATCGCATTGGGCCAACCCGGAACACAGCAGGGAACCAACGCAGTTACACCGCAGATAGACGCTTTTGTTGGCACAGGCAGCGACTGGCGGTTCCACCGTTTTATCCTGCACTATGCCAATTTGGTGAAGGAGGCAGGCGGAGTAGAGGCGTTCCTCATCGGCTCAGAAATGCGAGGTCTCACCCAATGTTGGGCAGGCGGCAACGCGTTTCCGTTCACTGATCGCTTGCAAACGCTGGTCTCAGAGGTTCGCCAGATCGTCGGCAGCCAGACCAAACTTTCCTACGCAGCCGATTGGAGTGAATATGCGGGCCTCAGTCCCCAATCTGGTGACCTGCGTTTTCCCCTGGATCCGCTCTGGGCACATGCAGACATTGATTTCGTCGGTATCGACAACTACCTGCCCCTAACGGACTTGCGTCAAAGCGACGACCCGCAAACAGCCTACAACCTCAAGGAATTGCGAGAGGGGATAGCCTCGGGTGAGTATTATGACTGGTACTACGCAAGTGACAATGACCGCTCCGCAAAGGCCCGCAGCCCGATTACAGACGGAGCCTACAACAAGCCGTGGGTGTTCCGGCAAAAGGATCTAAAGAACTGGTGGCAAAACCAGCACTTTGAACGCAGTGCAAGTACGCAGCAAAACGCACCAACTCCATGGGTACCTCAATCAAAACCCATCTGGTTCACCGAGCTCGGCTTTCCTGCTGTCGATAAAGGAACGAACCAGCCCAATGTCTTCGTAGATCCTAAATCTGCTGAAAGCGCCTTGCCGCATTTCTCTAATGGGCAGCAAGATGACCTTGTCCAACGGCGCGCGCTGGAAGCAAGCCTCAGTTATTGGGGAGCAGACCACCCGGACTGGCCGCAGGGCGACAACCCAGCCTCAAGCACCTACGCAGGTACGATGGTCGATGCAGATAACTCCTTCCTCTGGACATGGGACGCCCGCCCATTCCCCGAGTTCCCGACATATTCTGATGTGTGGGCAGACGGACAGAACTGGCAGCTTGGTCACTGGCTGACAGGCCGCTTCGGCGCAACCTCTGTCTCAGGCCTTATCCGCGCCATGCGTAATGATTTTGGACACACACAAGAGTTGACAGAGATCGCTGAGCTAGGCGAAACCATCGAAGGCCTGATTGTGACAGGTCCAACCTCCCTGCGTTCAGCCCTCTCTCCCATCCTGCAACTCGCCGGAGGCATCGCCGTTGATCGCGGAACCCATCTGGCAATCCTCCCCAAATTCGCCAAGGCCACCCCCAATGGGAAACTGAGCCTTGCTGACCTGTTGGAAGCTGAAGAGGAGGAAGGCTACATCTCCATCAGCCGCAATGATGGCAGTGATTTGCCAGCAGAACTCCGACTGCGAGGTATGGACCCTAATAACAATTATGAGGCTCTTGTTGTCTCTTCCCGCCGTCTGGAGGGCATGGATCGGCGCACGTCCAACATCCAACTCCCCATCACAACTTCGCTCCCCTCTGCCCAAAAGCTGGTTCAAAAAATGCACCAGGGCTTATGGCTGGATAGGGAGACCCTTCAGTTCAGACTTGCTCTGAGCAAAATCGATCTGAGACCGGGGGATATACTGGAACTTCCTGGCGAGCTTCTGGGTGATGACACGACTTCCTTGCAGTGCCGGATTGATCAGATCTCATCAGGAGCCCATCTGGACGTTCAGGCCGTACGGCTCAATGGACATCCTGTTACAGCCGCAACAGCAATCTCGGATGGGGCATCACAACGCTCTTTCAACGACACCACCTCAGGTCCACCAATTGTCAGCATCTTGGATCTGCCAAGGTTTCACGGTGAGGGAGCGGACGATGGAAGCCCGGTCATCGCTGTCTACAATGCGAACTGGCCGAGTGCCTATCAGCTCTATGCTTCCAGTTCGGGAGAGGAGTTTACGCCGCTATTGCAAGTGACTGAACCCGCCACCATGGGAAATTTGCAAGAGCCTCTCATCTCTGGCCCACTTTGGCGCTGGGATCTGGCCTCCCATATCACGGTAAAACTCTATGGAGGCCAGTTACAAAGCCGAAAGCTGCTCGATGTGCTCTCAGGCGCAAATGCCTGTGCTGTTCGCAAGAATGAGGAGTGGGAAGTGATACAGTTCTGTAAAGCAGAACTGATCGCCCCCATGACTTACAAGCTCACGCAGTTACTCAGAGGGCAATTGGGCACGGAGCATCTGGTTGCTTCGTCGAGCGCTGAGAACGCTGAGTTCATCCTGTTAGATCAATCCCTGCTGAAACTGCCATGGACCAGTGACAAAGCCGATGTTGCCCTCTCATACCGGGTAGTGCCAGCTGGTAAGCCTCTGGGCTTTAAATGGGCAGAGAACACAAGCCATGCTGGAAAACAAAGCTCACTAAAGCCATTCGCACCCGTTCATCTGAGTGCAAGTCAAACAGATAATGGGGATTTGGAACTTAAATGGATTCGCAGAGCCAGATGGGAGGCGGACAGCTGGGCAATTCCAGATACTCCTCTCCAAGAGGATAAACTTCAGTTTTCGGTCACGCTTTATCGTCAGGATAGGAGCGAAAATGAACGGACAGTTTTGCGTGAATACGAGCCGACACAGGAAAGCCTGATAATCCCGCATACCGAGTTACAATCGCTCCTTGACGCAGGTCAGCATCTTCTGACGTGTGAAGTTGCTCAAAACTCAACGAAATTCGGTTTGGGGACAACTTCAGATTGCTTGGTGAGTGTAACACTTTAA